AGACTTAACTACCAAAACTATTCTTTGACGGCTTACAACTATTCCATAACCTATGCAGCCACAGGCGCAGATCAGGTTAAAAACCCAATCCAACCTTTTGCCACAGTAGCGGCTACAACTAACATAGATTTTGCAACTGTGCCAGAAATTAGAGAAGCATCACTTTTAATTGCTGTTGACATTTGGCAATCAAGACAACTTTCAAACGCTGGTGGCGTATCGCCAGATGGATTTACACCTTCACCTTATCGTATGGGCAACACACTTTTAGCACGCGTTAGAGGTTTGATTGCGAATTACTTGAACCCTAGTGGACTAGTCGGATGACAGTTGCCGTCACAACTCTCCGTTCTACCATTGCAACGGCTTTAAGTAATCCGGCGGTATGGCAGGTCTTTTCTTTTCCTCCTGCCTCACCGCTGGCCAACAGCGTAGTTGTAGAACCTGATGATCCTTATATTGTGCCAAGCAATAACCAACACATAACTGTTGCACCTTTGGCTAACTTTCGCATTAAACTTTACTTGCCATTACTTGACAATCAAGGTTCGCTTGCAAGTATGGAAGATTTTATTGTGGCAGTATTTACTAAACTAGCGGCATCATCGCTAAACTATAACATTGGCTCTGTGTCTGGTGTGTCAGTTGACTCAACAGCTGGAGACCTTCTCACGACGGAAATACGTCTGAGTATCTTAACGAGTTGGAGTTAATATGTCCGATCTAACACCAGAGGATTTGGCTTTCTTGAAGAAGATCGGTCAAATCGCACCCACCCCAAAGGCAGCAGCCAAGAAAGACGAGGAATAAACAATGGCAATTTTTCTAAACAACAAAGTTGGCTTCAAGATTGCAACTGTTGATCTATCAGATCACGTTACAGCAGTTACAATTAACCGCCAAGCAGACCAACTAGAAGTAACTGCTATGGGAGACACAGCGCACAAGTTCGTAACCGGACTAGAAGCATCAACCATCACAGTATCATTCTTAAACGACACAGCTTCTGCAAGCGTTCTACAAACTTTGCAAGATGCGTTTGGCACAACTGTTGCCGTGTCAATGATTCAAGAAAAAGGCACAGCCGTATCAGCAACAAACAAGACTTATGCAACAACTGTTCTAGTGGATAACTTGACAGATATTGCTGGCGCAGTAGCAGATGAAGCAATGATTGACATCACCTTCACATGCAACAGCAAAATTGTTCCATCATCTTCAACACCGTTCTAAACTAACTACTAAAAGAAAAGGGCTAAAATGGCAAAGTTAAGAATAGTAAGGGTGGATGGTAGCGATACCACTCACACAATCACACCAGCAATAGAGTTCGCATTTGAAGCATACGCAAAGAAAGGCTTACACAAAGCCTTCCGTGAGGATGAAAAGCAGACCGATGTTTATTGGCTTGCTTGGGAATGTATCCGTAGATCGGGAGAAACTGTTAAGCCTTTTGGCGCAGATTTCTTAGATACGCTCGTTCGTGTGGAAGTTCTTGATGATGACCCTTTGGACTAACTAGGGATACTCTCCATTACCTCATCGCAAGAATGAGTTTGGAAACGGGTATCCCTGCACAATCCTTTATAGATATGGATGTGCGAATGTTCAAAACTTATTTGATGGCTATGAAAGATAGGGCAAAGGAGATGAATAATGCCAACGGAACTAAGAGGCGTTAAGCAACTCCGTTACGCACTACGCAACTTTGAGCCAGACTTAGCCAAAGAAACACAGAAGGAAATGGCAGGCGTGTTGAAGCCGCTTGTGCAACATGCTCGTAATTTAGTGCCAGCCGTGAGTCCTTTATCTGGATGGCGGCCAAGAGCCATGAGTGAAGCAAGATTTCCTACATGGGATTCCAAGATTGCCAAGCGTGGCATTACCTTTAGAACTACACCATCTAAGCCAAACAGACGTGGCTTCTCTTACGCAGCTTCTATTCATAACAAGTCTGCTATTGGTGCAATCTATGAAACCGCAGGCCGTAGAGCCGCCGGAACAGGCAAGCGCAGCAGACCAAACTTTGCTCAATCTTTAGGGCGCATGGAAGGTGCTGGCAGACTGCAAGGTCGCGCCATGTTTGCTGCATGGAATAGAGATCAAGGCAAAGCCAATGCCGCAGTTATTAACGCGTTGCAAAAAGCAGCCGCTATATTTAAGAGTAGGAAAGGTGCTTAGTCATGGCCACAGTTGATTTAGTCGTAGGAATTGCAGCCGAATACAAAGGCGCACCAGCGTTTAAGAAAGCACTAACCGACACTCAGAAGTTAACCAACAGCGTTAAATCCCTTGCAAAAGGTTATATTGGTGTGCTTGGCGCACAAAAGGCTTTCCGTTATGGTCAGCAATCTCTTAAAGCGTTTGTGCAAGATGACAAAGCAGCCAGACAACTAACTCAGACTGTAACAAACTTAGGCTTGTCTTATGAAGCAACTAACGTAGCCGATTTTATTGCCGGACTTGAAAAGACTTACCACGTTGCAGACGATCTACTTCGCCCTGCGTTTGCAAAACTAATTCAGGTAACTGGTTCATATACAAAGTCTAAAGAAATTATGACTACTGCGTTAAATGCAGCAGCAGGCGCAGGTGTTGATCTAGGCACAACTGTTCAGGATTTAGGACAGGCATACGTCGGCAACCTAAGAGGACTTAGAAAATACAACTTAGGACTTACTCAGGCTGAACTTGCCACTATGTCCTTTCAAGAAATTCAGGACAAATTAAATTCAACCTTTACCGGACAGGCTTCCTTAGCAGCTGAAACATACGCTGGCAAAATGGATGCTTTGGCTATTGCTTCAAACAATGCAAAAGAGATTATTGGTAGAGGGTTAGTTGATGCAATCTCAGCGGCCTTTGGCGGTGGCAGTATTGACAAAGCCACAACAAACATAGAAAAAATGGCACAAGCGGTAGCAGATATTGTTGCTGGACTTGGCACTATGACAGGCTGGTTTACTAAACTTGTCAAGCTGACAGACAAATTAACAGTTGGTAATTTCTTACAAAACAGACAACCATCAGCACCTTTTGATCCACGCACAGGCAATATGCCAGATATGTCTGCCGCTGGCACAAGGATTGTCATGGCACGCAAGAAGGCAGATGCAGAAGCGGCTAAACGTCAAAAGGAACTAGCATCCCTAGCGCAGAAACAAGTTAAAGCACTCAAAGACCAGACCGCTTTGACAAAGGCTAAAGCCATTCTTGACAAATCCTCAGCCGTATTAAACATGGATTTAATCCAAAACACAGCTGCGCTTATGGGCAAGGTAACTGCCGATGAAACACTAAGACTTAAACTGCAACAAGCAATCCTTCTTGGCAACACAGAACAAGCTGGCAACTTAGCGCAACAACTTTTATCATCTCAAATAGCAGCAATGAAGTTATCCTCAAGCAATCCTCTTGGTGGTTTCACAGATGCACTTCAAGCAGCTTTGGCGGCTTTGCAACAAATAAGAAAAGAACTTGAATTGCTTGGCGCACCTAAAGTTCCAATTCCAAAGCCATTGATACCATCAGTAACACCACCAGTAATACCACCATTAGGAACTGACCCGAACAATCCTTTAGGACTTAAGTCTTTTTATGGCACTACTGGATTTGGTCAGCCTTTCTTGCCTTCTATTTATCCAACGGCTATTCCCACTATGCCAAGTTACGTTGACGATTTTACTAGACGCAATCCTGCTACTGGCGCAATGAACATCGTCGTATCTATCGATCCATCAGCTGCGCAATACGGCATAGGCGTAGCGTCAGTCAATAACTCAGCCAATGGTAACAAGAACAATTACAGCACTATCCAGAGTTTTGCTGGTGGGCTTGGTTTATAGTGGCCACACCTACATTAGTTGTTGTATTTGACTTTACATCTGGTGCAACATTTGGCTACCCATTTATTATTGGGCAAGGTATTTTAGGCACAAATACTTTAGCCGATGCCGCCGCTGATACTGTGGACATTTCAAACCAAGTTAGCAAAGTTACAATTAGACGTGGCTACAACCTATTGCAAGAACAGTTTCAGACTGGCACAGCCACAGTAAGAATTATAGATCAGAACGGCGATTGGAATCCAACTAATGTTGCATCTCCTTATTACGGCAAGTTAGTTCCATTGCGTAAGGTGCGTATATCCGCAGATGGTTACTTTCTATTCTCAGGTTACACAGTTGCCTACAACTACACATGGGATAAAGAACAAAACATCGGTTTTGTAGATATTGACCTTTCAGATGCTTTCCGTCTGTTCAATATGTCTAACATAACGGCAGTTACAGGCGGCACAGCTGGCCAGACCACAGGCACAAGAATTACAGCCATCCTTGACACAATCGGTTTTCCATCATCTATGCGCACTATTGCCGCAGGTGCAACCACAGTTCAGGCTGATCCCGGCACTTCCCGCACATCGCTACAAGCAATTCAAAACATGGAGTTTTCAGAGCAAGGTGCGTTCTTTATTGCACCATCGGGCAACGCTGAGTTCTTAAGCCGTCTGGCAATAGAACAGAAGTCTGGAGTAGACGCCACATTCTTTTCCAATGACGGCACAGGTATTGGCTACCGCAACATAGTTACTGCCCTTGATGACAAACTAATCATCAACACCACTAGCATTACACGCGCTGGTGGCACAGCGCAGACCGCAAGCAACACGGCCAGCCAGATTAAGTATTTCCCACACTCTTACACAGCCACAGACTTGCTAGTCCAAACAGATGCTCAGGCTTTAGATATTGCCCTTGCCTATACCGCGACAAGAGCTGAAACAACTCTGCGCGTGGACTCACTTACTCTTGATCTGAATACCGATAGTTATTCGGCTGGCATTACAGCAGCACTTTCCTTAGATTTCTTTGACACCATTCGTGTTAAAAACGTGGGTCAAGATGGCACAGTTATAGACAAAACGTTGCAATGTATGGGAGTAACACACGACATCACTCCTGGCACTTGGAATACAACCTTTGTAACTAGTGAGCCAATCATAGACAGTTTCCAAATTGGAAGCGCATTATACGGTATAATCGGCACGTCAGTAATGACATACTAAGGAGTAAGATATGGCAACAGGATTTCCAGCAGTAACCGGAGATGTTCTCTCAGCTGCAATGTATAACGGGCTAGTAGCCTTCACAGTTGATGCAGACGCAACAGCCGACTACACAGCGGTTCTAGACGATGCTTATCAGACCTTAGTTCCTATGAATAAGGCAACTGCCGTAGCGTTCAAGATACCAACAAACGCATCAGTTGCCTTTCCAGTAGGCACAGTCATTACAGTATTAAATAAAGGCGTTGGCGCAGTTACGATCAGCGCAGTTACATCCGGCACAACCACAGTTCTATCAGCAGGCGCAACCGCCGCATCTCCTACCCTTGCACAATACAAAACCGCTGCTTGCATTAAGACCGCAACAGATGTCTGGTATGTAGTTGGTGCTATCGCCTAATGATCGGTAACTCTATTGCTGGATTCTTGGGAGAAGGGGCTGCCCCTGCCGCCTCAAATTCTTTTGAGTCTATTGCAACCATAAACATAAGCGGTTCTAATAACTTTAGTTTTACTTCGATTCCTTCGGGCTTTACGCATTTACAACTTCGCACAACTGGCAAAATAAATGGCACAATGAATTTACAATTTAACGGTGATACGACTGCCAACTATTCAAACCA